AACGAAAAGCCTTATTCTGAATATTATAATTTCCTTTTTTGTCAAAGTGATGATACTCTAACCTAGTATATACTTCGGTCTTTGTTTTATAAATATCCAGGAATATGATAGCAGTAATATTACCATTTCCGTCAAAACTAATAGGTATATAACGTGGGGCTGGGACAAAATCTATACCTTCCTCATTAGGTTTTAATACAAGTCCGCCATAAGCACAACCTAACTCAAGTTTAGAACGAAACTTATCATGATTTTCATCTAATATTGACTGAATATAATCTGCTTTCTCACTTCCTGTAACAGTTACATTCATATCAATAGTAGCTAATCTCGCTGCTTCACTGGCGATTACTGACGCTATACAAGTAGGACTAGTTCGATATAACTTATCCCATACTTGTAAAGCAGATGTCATTTCAGCTGACATATCTGTAGATATACCAAACGGTCTTGTGATTTCCTGACGATTAAACATTTTATTGAACACTCCCTTCACAAAATTAATAAATTCCATATTTTTATTTCACCTCCGAAATAACTTGGTATGCATCAAAAGGTTTGAATATATCTACAAACAATTTATGTTTCTTATCCTGTTCAAACTCTTCATTAGCCATTTCATCTTCATCTGGTAATACTTCTCCTGTATCCGAAGAAATACTATCTGAACATTCAATATCAATAGATAAAGGTCTAACATTAGTAGTTTCATTTAATTCTTCAACTCCTATCATTTCCATATAATTTACCCCCTAATCTCCATACACTTGATAATGAGGACTTAAAGCATATCTCGTTGCGTCAACACTATGGTCGTTAAAAGTAATAGGTTGACTTATGAATTTATCTTGGTCATGAGGGTCACGCTGATATTCATAACCGCTAAACTCTTCAAAGATAAATGGAGTGACTTGCTTATCTATGAATATATTCTTTCGAGAAGCAAGCCATTGTATACCAAACTCACGAGATAATTGACCATTACGTCCTTTATACATATTATTACATAAAACACCTTCATTACGGAATATCGACAACATCTCGCCGCCTCTTGCAGAATCAAGGATTGTATACACATCATTATATCCGTTATCAACAATATCACGAGCAACAGCAGACATCGTAGATTTGTATTTAATACTCTCAGCACAAGCATATAAACTATCATCACCGCTATCATAATGCCATCTAACAAAACATGCAGGGTCTGGCGAGTATCCCCAGTCTTGACCATTAAAGTGATTATCAAAGTTAATTAGCATATCAGGTGTAATAACTCGTTCTTTAATATTTGTAAAGACAGCTCCACCATTTCCTGTGGCTTCTCCTAAATACATCCATCTATAGTCTAATTCACTTCTCGCACGAACACGTCTCATTTCATTAAAGAAACCTTCTCCTAACCATTCTGGCGGTATCATTCGGTAATCAGCGGTATGAATTAGTCTACCCCTGACACTCTTATTACTTGAGATATTACACCAATTATACCTATTCTGAGGGGGATTGTAACATTGAAATGTCCAAAACAAATCTCCGCCTCTTTGTATAGACTGAAGTGCAATACTTACTTCATTTTCACCACAAAACTGGTCAAGTTCCTCGAAATGAGCGATTGCAAAATACATATCTGGACTCTCTGGATTTATACCTTTTGTTTTCATTGGGTCATCTAAGCCTATAAATAAAAGATACTGTCCTGTAGGCTTATATGTTATACGCATAGGCGATAAACTAAAGTCAAAATAACCTGTCAACCCCATTCGTCCTATTACTTGTTTATATAAACTGAAAGCTCCTGTTCGCAATCTATTCGATTGTTTCATCATTACTACCCCTAGAGCGAAAGGATACTTAATCAATAGATTGACTACTTCACCTGCAATATATGATGACTTACAAGAACCACGACCTCCCTTTAAGCGATAAATATCATAATCATGATTTAAAACTGCTTTGTGGACTTTGTAATAACATGGTGCCATCACATTACTTAGATTAACTTGCATTTTACTCACCGTCCTCAGAGTTTTCATCTACACTATCATCATAAAACAGCTTAGGCTCATCAGGTATTGGTAAATTAGGAATATCATCCACAATCTGAACTGGCTCAAAAGTAGCCTGCAAGCCAAGTTTTTCACCAAACTCATCGGGTGCATATGCTCTAAGTAACATTTCAATAGCTCTCAAGTTAGGTCTATCAAATCCTCTATATTTATCGTTAACTTCATAAGTTTCCTCTACTGTTACTTCGTGCATTTCTCCATCAAATTCATCTAACTCTGGTCGAGTAATACGTTTTGTCTTTGTATGGGTTATATCTCTATCAACAAAACCCATAGCTTCCATATAAAGTTTTCCCTTAAGTTTATCAACTACTACTTCACGCCCTACTTGAAATACAGCACGAAAAGTAGGATACTTAGATTTCCACTTATTGATAGTGCCTACAGCTACCCCTAAATATTCGGCAATCTGCTTTTCACTAGCACCATCCTCAATTAGTAAACGAATACCTGTCATATTCTTACTAATATATTCCCAAGATTTATCCATTCTAATACACCTTCTTTACGTAAGAAAAATTCAAGTAAAAGTCTTGAATATAAACCCATAAACTCCTATTATCAATATTATAAAGGTTAGCTATCTCCTGTGTAGTCTGATTACCAGTAAGATACTCAAATAAAGCATTGAAGTTATTCTGCTTTCTTTTAGCACTTGTAAAAGCCAAGTTTCTAAATCTCTCTTTTTCCTCATCTGTAAGAACAGTAAAATAATTCTTACAAGTAAAATAGATAGCTCCCTGTTGGTCATAACCTAAGCCCTGTTTATATAAACTATGACGAGCTTTAAAAGTTCTAATACGTTCTGTATCGGTTATAAACATAAAAATTACCTCCCGATATACCAATCATTGAAATACAATTCAATAAACTCAAAAGCTGTTTCATAATTATCACAGCTAACGCAAGAGTCCACATAAGCACCAATTGCATCACTAACATCGCCTAATAACTGGCTTCCTTTTCGTTCATTCTTTACCATTTTATCGACACACCCAAATAGACATCTAAAGAAACTATTATAAAGTAACTTATTGTCTAACATATTTAACCAATTCTCAGGTATTTCTATTTCATTCTTATTGACAAATTTTAATACTTTTCGTTTAAATAAAAAATCTCTAAATAAACCCATAACTTATACCTCCTAACTAATAAAGAGGAAGTTTGAAATTAGAGAGCCAATAAACTCTTTTCTTAACATATTTTCCAAACTTATCCTCAAATAAGCCTACTTCAGAGTAATTTGTATAGTTATAAATGTATAAACTTATAGCATTTAGAGCTATTGCTGCTGTAAATATATTTAAACTATCGGCAATAAATAGATAACTAAGGTTTCGGTCATCTATCATGTCATAAAACTCTTCTAGTAATTCTTGTGGTGGATTAGTAATAATGAAATCTGCCCTACCCCAATACACTTGAAGCTCTTTAGAGCGAAAGTCACCATTACAATTAACATATGTCTCCTCAATAGTTTTACCAGAGAATGACGTTACATAGCACCTTTTCTCATTTGCAGATAACTTATGACTACATATAATCTCTTTCAGATGAAGTTTTTCAAAGTTATCACAGAAATACCTCCAAAAATTGGAGTTTGGTGTGTCACATGGCATGTAAATAACTTTATTATTGAAGATAGAAACATCTACTTTCGACATTATCCAATCAATATCCTCATAACGTGTGTAAATATTATCATTTGCTTTCAATATCAATGGTTTTTGTGCTGACTTATAATTAGTAAAATTCATAATGCCTACCTCCTAAAGTTAAGGTGATTATAGCACAAAAAATCCTATTAGTCAAGTCAAATCAATTATCTAAATAAAAAATAAGGTTATCATTATTTAATCTAATGATAACCATATTAGCTAGGATTATTTGTAAATATTTTTAACCTTCATCATTTGTTCAGAAGAAATATTCAATGTAGGTAAAATAGATTTAAGTTTTTCTGCTTCCTCAATCATATCATTTACCAACTTATTATATCTATTAGTCAACTCAACCGAGTCAGTATGTTTCAACTGCTCGTTTAGCGTCATTAACTCTCCTATTGAGCTACCCCTGATACTTTGATAATACCAAATCATCTCAATATCCTTAACAATATCTACTAGCTGACCAAGTATACCTATATTATTAGTTTTAATGCCTACTAATAATATACCATGTATTTCTTTATTCACACGTTCATATAACTCATGCATATAAACACCTCCTAATTTATTCTCGCTATTATAATGTTAGCAAGATATAACTTAACAGGATTATCTAGGACGACTACTTTAAGGTTAGCAATATTATCTGCGAACACACAACTCGGTTTAACATTTAATATTGTGCTAAAGTTAAGATTGACTAATCCATTGGAAATCTCCGCAGACTGAGCAGAATTAATAATAACATCATTATTCTCTAGTGCTACATGAACAACATCACCGCTATTAACTGCTTCTAGGACACAGTTAAATGTGACAATGTAATCTCCTGCTCTACTTAACTTTATACTGTTAGTAGGTGTATCAATACATGAACAACTGGAGTTATTGTATACAATACTTTGGTCTGCACTAATATTTTCTCCCAAAGTATTATACATATTCAATTGTAACATATGCTACCCCCTCCTAACAAGAACAACCATTACCATACAAATTCATGGCTAAACTTTGAGCCTGATATGGACTACAAGTAATATAAGCTGGCATAGGTGTAGGACGTAACTGCGAAATAAGTGTAGATGTTTGTGACAAGTTACTCAACTGATTCTGATAAGCCTGAACCTGGTCACGAAGCTCCTGCATTACATTAGCAGTTATAAGACCTCTAGTCTGCTCACCTTCTGAGTGAATTGCATTAGTAATCTCACAAGTATTCTTATATGCCTCTGCTCTTACTGCGTCAATATTACGATTTACTTCACAACAACATTGCTGCTGGTTAAATCCATTCTGTGCGATAGCAGATTGTATATTGTTAGCGTTCTGAAGATTTTCATACCCTATCTGACATAATCCCTGCTGAACACCTCTAATACTGTTATCCAGATTGTTAAAATTGAAACCATTTACGATATCCTGCTGGGTGGCTTGATTAGTAACATTATTACCCAAGCTACCCCCACCAAATCCAAAGATAAGAAAGAACAATATTAATATAATAATACCATTACCTTCAAGAAAACCATCGTTATCTTTTGCTAACGCAAGGACATCTCCTGCACTTAAACCTGTATCTCCCATGATACTACCTCCTCATATTTTTTACCATGTTAGCAAGTAAAGTAGCTTTCTCTACTTGCTGTTTACTATATTTACCACTGGCAACCAATTCATTTAACTTTTCTTGTGGGTCACCAGTAAAACTAGACTTAAACTCACGAAATTGCTCAACAACACTTTTCTTAGGTGCTACCCCTAAAGTATCCATTAATGGGTTCATATTAATACATACCTCCTACTCATTCAAAAGTGGGGCTAACTTATCATTTAGATTGTTAAACCTCGACTCTAAATCTGACAGTTTTTTAGTAATCTCCTCTACGGTTTGTTGGCTGATATTGTTAGTTGAGAGAGGACTGCTAAAATTGTCGTGCGAAACTTCTTCCTCACTGAATACATAAGATGAAATCTTCGCAACACCCAAGTTATCTGTCCTTTTTACATAAAACTTACTGTTTTCTGAGTCCATTAGCACAACAGAACTGTTCGGACTCATCTGAAATGCCTTAGCCCCTTCCATACCATTTACAAAGGTTATGTTACTATTCGTTGTTTGGTTGGGAAAATATTGATTCATATTTTGTTGACCAAACTGCCCTGCTATCTGGCTGTATGATGACATAGGACTAAATGTTGAAAATTGGGAAAAATTATTATACATACAAAAACCTCCTAACAGTTTCAGTTTAGCACTCCTACCCCTAAGATGGTCTAAATTAAAAATACCACTAGCCTACTAAAAGACTAATGGTATTTTCTATTCAACTTTATTTATTTGAAATATAACTGTATACTTTAAGTAATACCTTCTTATGTATAACTTTAACTCCCTGTATTGAATAACCTAACTCATCGGCAATATAATTTAAATCGTATCCTTTAAGGTAGTGCATTGTGAGTAATTTTGACTCTTTATCGTTTAGAATTAATGTATCTAAGAGTTTGTTAAACTCATCTTTAGTAGGAATACGTTTAAGATAGTCCCTCGCTATCTGAGTTAAATTGTCCATATTTAAAACTCCTTAATTATTAAATTCTGTCCGAGCAATCTAATAAACTAAGTTATTATTCATTATTATTGAGTTTTTTCAAACTTAAGTGGCATAGTGATATACCCCTGAGCGTTGCTGCATTCGTCCACGTTAATATAAAAAGTATTACCTGCTGCTATTTCTAATTCACCTACAATAGAATAATCTGATGAAAGTCCTTTACCAAATATTGGGCTAACTAAGTCTACTGATTCAGTTGCATAAGATATAATTTTTGGTAAATTTAATTCCATTTTACAAGAACTGGTGCATTTATTTACATCTATATGAATTGTTAAAATGTTATTTAAAATAAAGTAATATATTGAGGCACTTATATCAGAATAACTACCATTATCAAATGTAACGCAAGTATTATTATTAGTAGGTAAATATACAACCTGTGGTAATGTGTCTAAACAATTATTAGATGTATTTCTCCAAGGGCAATCATCAAAAGTGCTACCCCTGAATGTTTCAAATACTATAACATCATATGAGCTATCTCTATCATCATCAGGATTAGTTTTCATGCACCTCAATATAAAATGTGTAATATTTTCTGTACCTGTATAATCAGAGCTGGAAACAACACTACTTTCAAGTAAGGCACAACTTAAATTATAATCTTCATCATTGAGAGGTAAACATACTTTAGCGTTTTTACCAGTATAATTATACTCTATATAATCAAACAAGTCATATAAATTCATTTCCGATAACTCACTATCAGGTTTAGTGTATTCAGAATTATAAGCAGGGACAAAAAGACCGTCATCTTTCATCTCAATAGTATTTCCTATTTCTTCACTAATAGAAGCACCTCCTGTCGATGGAAATGCTACCCCTGGAAGTTGAGTGCCATCCTCTAACTCAAATACCAACTCATTATCATCATTTATCTCTACTGACTGAATACTTAAACCATTTTCTCCCTGCTCGCCTTGTTTACCATAGGGAATATACACTTCTTGAGTTTGAGTATTTCCACTACTATCCTCCCAAGATAATGTAACTACTGTTCGTTCAAGCTCATCATCATCCTTTTGGTCAACTACTTCACAAGGTGCTCCTTTTAAGGCTCCTACCCCAGAAAGGCTATCAGCTACATACTTCTTAGTAAATCCTATCGCCTGATTACGTGCATTTGTCGCATTCATCTTATCACCTCGCTCCCTTAAAACTTCCAAACGCCATTAGAAGTTAAAATACCTAACTCACAATCAGTTGTGAAACAATCACTCCCTAACTCTAACTTAGTGCCGTCAGCTAAGCCTACTACCCCAGAACACTCAGCACCCATAGCAACAACCTCACTTTTAGTATCTGCTATCAAACTCGCCCTGACTGTGTTGGTATTATAGTTTCTCGTCATTTCATCACATTTAATCATTTTTACCAATCCTCCTATTTGTTTATATGAACTCTCCAATTATATCCCTCGGAGAATAGATTTAATATTAGTTCATTGGGGTTATCATCTGCTATATTATACTTCAATTGTGGACTGCTACCCCAGAAAGTATGAAAATCGTAATAACACTTAAATCTGTAGTTAATACTCGATAAGTAGGAATCTATCTCCCAGTTATACATGACTACTTTAATGCTGTTTGCATAGCCTGATAACTTTTAGAGCCGTAAATACCGTCAACTACTAAGTTCATTTTACTCTGAAATAGGCGTAAAGCCGTATAAGTGTTATTACCAAAAATCCCATCGACAGTAAGTTTACTACTCATGACATAATTTAAATCTTCTTGTAGATATTTAACCTGAGTACCTTTTGAACCTTTCTTTAGGTTAGGAGTGCAACTAGCTAATGTAGGGATACTTGACTGAACTTCAGAGACTGGCGAATTACTGCTAGAGGATAAATCTAAGTAGCAATAATCCTGGTCTACTACTTGATTATTAATTTTATTGGAACGAATTTTATTAGTCTCGCCACCAAACTGCCATATGTCAATATTATTTTTTGAGGTTAACTTAGGTAAACTGCTACCCCAATCAGCAACCCAATGCGAGTAACTACTTAACTGAGAATCATTCAACTTATTATTAAATGTATCTCGATTAGCATATATACCAACTACATATCCTGCCTCGGCTACTTTATCACAAAATGCTTTCACTATGCTTGTTAGTGTGCTCTTTGTTGACTTTGTTACCATATCGGCTTCTACATCATAATATACTGGCAATTCAAATGACTTTCCAGATAAAAGTGAAATGAAGTGACTTGCCGAAGCTTCTGCCTGACTAACAGTAAAATCTTTACCAAAGTAATAAGCTCCTACAGGTAAATTTAATTGTTTACATGTTTCATAATAACTATTAAACTTAGAGTCCTTATAATGGTTAGAGTCACTTCCTCCTGCTTTGAGGATGGCGAACTCTACAGACTCATTTGAAATGGCTGATTTAAAATCGAAACTGCCCTGCCAATGTGAAACATCAATTCCAAAGTGTGACATAATTAAAGCCTCCTTATAATTTAGTTATTGATATTATAGCACGAAATATTAAAAAAGTCAAGAGTCAGACTTATACTTAATTCACCTAAGATTATTCCTATATTTCAACTCAATTAAAATCTAATAAAAGTCTAATTTATTAAGTAATTGATTAATTCTTAAGAATACTAAAAATAACTAACAGTTTTAATAATTGTTATTGCTAAAAATATTGATAAAACTGCAAAGAAAAAGAGCCACTTTATACAAGTGACTCAATTTCATTATATACTTTATTACAATAATGTAGGAAGATTAGCAAGATAAGCAAGCTCTAAAGTCATGCTGAACACTAGGCTCTTTAGACTTATAATAATCAAGGACTATATCAGTAGCTGCAACCTCATCTCCTTTATCCCAACGAGAATATATTAGACTTCTTAACTCCATAACATCCTTGGCTCTAACGACTACCCCATAAATATTGAACTCTTTCATAAAATTACCATGTGCTATATTCTCTGACTTACTTACTACTTCGGTAAACTTAGGGCTTACAATAAACCCTTTAATTGGTCGAGAAGCTGTTCTATAAGTATCAAGACAACCTCCGCCTACATGATAAGGTTCACAAATCATATGGTTTATTTCTGCATTGGTATTGTTCAAATAAGTATCAAGGTAATCATCATTAAGTAAAACCTGTGCTAACTGATGTAATAAAAAGCTTTTACCTCCTAATGTAACACCCTTATAAGTTTGGCATTTAGCATCCGTAGTAGGTAACTCTTCTGTATTACCATAAGCATCAACTCTATAAATTTTTTCCTCACTAGCATCAAGTAAATAATCCTCCTTGCAATAAGAGAATTCAACTCTATCATCAGATAGCTTTCTGGCTCCATTTTTCATAGCGATGAATGCTCTTGCAACTGCCTTGATGTTTCTTTTCTTTCCGTTTAATCCTGCCATAATAAATACCTCCAAAATTTTAATAAATTAAGCACTATATTCAATTGTAATTAAACTAGAAAAATGAAAACTAGAAAGCTACCCCTGATTACTTAGCTGGATTTAATATCCTCTCGACTACTGAAAGTCTATAAAGAAGTAACTCCTTCTCTTTAGCGTTATCTGGACACTCAAGCCAAATAGCACACTCTTTATTGAGTTTCTCTACTGCTTCATATAAAGTCATACTAGAAGCTGCTTTAGAAATCTCATCATCAGTAAACATTGACTGAAAATCTGTATATCTTTCAAGATATCTTGGGTCGGTAACTTCATATAATATACGAAGATACCCAGCACGTCTGATATTAAGTTTACTAATATACTCACCTGCAAATAAACGATACTTCTCAAGTATCAAACCTAATTTACCATCAACATCTTCAATAGCATCTGAATACTCTTTGAGTGCTTCTACATAATTATTGTATTCATTATCAATTGTGATATTGTTTTCCATTTCCTTTACTGCTTCTTGAGCAAGTTCTTTTAAATTTGTCATGATAAAACCCTCCTAATTAAATAACAATTCAGATAACTTACTTAGTAGTAAGTTTCCTAATGAACCCATGTGATAGCTAATAACTATAGCTACAACAACTAAGATAACAATAATAACAAAAAGTAAAAAGTAAAACCATTTCTTCATATTTAAAATCCTCCTTAAAAATATTATGCAATTCATATGAAGTTTTCAAGGTGCCTACCCCTAAAGGTTATGAAATATAATTTCAGATTAGATGCTGGAAAATAAACTAAGCAACCATATGTCTGCAACCTGAAAATTCATTTCCATATGAGGTGTAAGATACAAGATAAATACAAGCATTGACAAGATTATTATAAAAATCATAAACTGAATTGTCGTATAAATAACCTTCATCATTACACATCGTATATTCGATGTAATCCTCTATCTCATGAATAAGGTCTAAGCCATCATTTACAAGATTTAGATTAAAGTCATTACCAAGTAACTTAACACTACAAGAGCAGATTGAAGTAGGATAAAGTGACATTGAAATACTTAATAATGAATCTACTCCGTCAATATTTACCTCGCTA